GCCGCCGTAGAACTTGTAGACATCCTGACCCACGCGAACTTCGTCACTCATCTTTCCACCATAGTTATATAGAAGGTCTGCATCTCCCACGGTCGGAAGTGACCTCACATATTCTGGTGTCATTTTGTTTGCTCCGCCGCTCATAACTTAAATCTCTTTAGTCAAAATGTGATAACTGTTCTTCCAGTCCTTTAAAACTCTTAACCAGCCTTTTCTGCCCCACAGTTCGATATGCTTGCAATCGCGTTTTCTTGCCCATTCCTCAAGCATCGGAAAATACTGCATCCAGACACTCATACCTTCCCCGGCGATTGCCAAGATACGGCAGACATTTTTTCGTGGGTAAGGGATAATCTGAGTAATCATTGCAGCAATTACTTTTTTATCCATAATGGCGATCCAAAGATTCATCTCGCCAGTTTTCAACATTGGTAAGACATCTTCCGTTTCCATCTCGCCCTCGGAATGAGGCACGACTTTCCTTAAAAGCGGTTCAACGTAATTCCAGAATAAATCGACCTCTTCGGGTCGCAAAATAACTACTCTACAATTTTGTCCAGTTCGTTCCGTCAAAGAAATAAATTCCCGCGCCAGAACCGGGGTTCCATTTTGTGCCGTCTGCATAACGAATATCGCCGTCGCGTGGCTTGGTCGGTCGCACCACTTCACTGCCTGGAGCAACGTAAGTTTTTTCTAACCGCATAACATCGATGTTGAAGAGAATATCTGAGAGTCGGTTTAACTCGTTAAAAAGATAATCTGTTAATTGCTCTAGTTCGGCGGGTGCTGGATTAGGACTCCATCTCGTTACAGATTTAACGTCCTTCTTGCCATAACTCACTGCATCCGGCTCCCGCGTCTACCTCTTTCCTGAACGTCGAAAGCGACAGAGTGCAGCTTCCAATCAACGTCCGTATCAGATTCGACCTTTACGCCGAAAAATTTACCACTAACGCGACACGAGACTTTTGATTGGGTATTCGGGTTAAACGCCACTGGTCCCTGCCAAGTCACGCCCTCTTCCGTAGACATCTGCCTTCCGATATAAACATTAACTGAGTTATTGCCAGACACTTCAAGCTCCGGCCATACCGCTGTCACCATCTTTACCGAAGAAGAATCTCCAAGATCGTATCCGGTGCGCTCGATATAAGCGATCATCGTAGCAGTATCTTTTTTATTGCCTTTGTTATCCCGGAAAAGTTTTGTATTGGTCACATCGGCAAAGACAATATTTTTAATCACGTTATCGTAGTTCGTTGCGCCCCAAGGATCAGAATCCGCGTCCCATGTCAGTGTTGCCGCATTCCAAGTTGCGCCAGCCGTTATCTCAACAATCCCTGAGTTAATGTGGGAAGTGTCGGGCAGATCACGAAAAGAAAACGTGTTAGTTTTCCAATTCCAAATTAGAGCTTTGTCTGGCACTGTGGACGAACCAGACGGATAACAGGCCAACATTTCATTTCGGACGTAATCAGCCGCAACGAAACATTTCTGATAGTTGTCACCGTTCAGTTCGTCGAAGACAGTTCGCCGTAGCTTATCGGACAACAACGGTGTGACGTTCTGACCGTTACAGACATAAAAGTCACTGTTGCCCATGAAGAAGTGACCACCCTCAAATTCTGCCAAAGCACCCTTGCTTAAAAGACCAATCGTGGGCGAAAGCAATTTAAACGAGAAAATATAGGGTGTGCCGATATAGTTCATCACATAAATCGAGTCATCCTTGTAAATCAGAAACGAATCACCCAATGGCAAACCGTCAATGATGTCTCCTGGGGTATCGGACAACTCGTAAGCACCCGCGTCAAGCGTGTTGTCAGTTTCCGACCATGTAGACGGCGGTGATCCGAAGGACGCTTCCGTAGACCATTTAACAAGGCGCGGCTCTTCGTTAGTGCGCGACCAATTTAGCCCGACAAGAAATGTCCTGAAGGATCGAATGACTTTGCATTTATTTCCGCTAGGCCAATTACGCAGCTCCATAAATGCACTAGACAACGACGGCACACCGCCAGAAAGAGGCCACATTTGTGGCGCGTCGTAACCATTCGTAGCAACGATCAGCCCATTCAAGTTAGTGTGCGACCAACTACGATCAGTTGTATTACTTCCATAATCGCTATCAGAGGTTGTTGTGCTTCCAGATGGCGTAACAACAGCATCATCAGGATGAGCGTAAGAGGTAGTGCCAGAAAGCGTAATAACGCCTGTACTCGTATTACGAGCTGAGTACGTTAAGGTCTCAAACTGGTTTGCAGATCCGGTTTCTTGATTGCCGATCTCAAGAGTGCCGCTGGTCGGGAGCGCAGTCAGCGCAGCTCCTGCGTCCACCGTAATGGATGCGGCACTTGCAGATACAGCGCCATTCAACTGCAACGTCGTTTGGCGGGTTACATCTGTCCAAGTCGAGCCATTCCAGACTGCAATATCGGCAGTGCCATAGGCTAACCAGTAGTAGGTTCCGGACGATGTTAAATAAGGATGAATGTAATACGGAGCAAAAGGACAGGTCTGCATCACCTCTTGATACCCGGCGATTTTCTTTACGCCGTTATCCAAGAGCCTTACATTGTTTCCATCAGACCATGCGTTAGGGGGAAGGTTGTAAGGGGGTGTGTCTTTTATAATTCCTATCTGTCCGACATTTTCGATGGGAACGAGTGCCATTATTGAGGGGGCGTCGGCCAGGTGATGTTGAATGGATCAGGTTGATCAGTAATGTTTCGCAAAGATTGTCGATAAATTTCCCACTGATCTCTTTTTGAGTCGGAAATTGGAACATCAGTCAAGACGGTCCAGTCACAACTGGACAGCTTGCCATCTCTTTGCGCTCTTACCACCACCCATTGCTCATCGGGTTTTCCGGCTTCAACATCAGACCAGGCGGGTTTTGCAGAAGACTCTTCAAAAACGACGTTACTGTCGTAATCTGTTTCACCTTCAACCGTTCCGTAAATTGCAAAGCCTTTTCCGGGAGACAGTTTTGCTAACACGTTGCTTAAAGCAATATTGCTCATTCTTCGATCTCCCACACCATCATAATTCCGTTGACCACCGCAAATCCTCCGTCACTAACCTGATCGGAGTTTTCCAGTTTTCCGTAAACATTAAAAATCTGATTGCCTGTGCTAGCAGAACCACTGGGCGCGTTTGCTGCTATAACCTTGAAAGTGCGTGACGGAACCGTCGATGCCTCAACCGTTGATAATCCGCTCGGCACTTTGTCGTTTAAATCGAACACTTGAACATCAGCAGTCGTTCCCGTAATGATTGTTCCGCTATCGTTAGTCAACTGCATAAACACTTTAATTTCAGAATCTGCCGCAAAACTTGAAAAACAGTTCTGCATAAACTGGACGCTGACATAAAGATTGCTTGTTGAACTTATCTTGCTGTGCGTAATCGTAAATCCGGTGTCCGTGTACGAGGCGCTTCTTATGGTGCTGGAAGCACTCTGGATAGCATGAGTCACATTTAAAAGCCTAGCACCCTCTGAGGCCATTAAATTTATCCACGCACTGTTAGCTTCATCCCTAATTTTGACTAGATTGTTTGAGGTATCAAACCAAACTAATCCTGTCGTTGTCGGCGTTGGCGCTGAAGTGCCGGTGTGAATACCGTTGATAGCCTCATCAGCATTAGGCAACGTATTTTTTAATACAGACTTGATTAAACGTAGGTGATCGTCACCCTGGCTAATAGAATCTGATCCACTTGGGTTGGTGTTTACCAGACCACTAATGTATGTCGCGCTCTCAAGTGCCATTATATGTACCTAACGTGATATGGATCTGCAACTGCATCTGGAGCCGAAGGCCAGCCCCAATAAGTTTTGTCTACGGTGCGATCAACAATTACAGTTGCATCTGAATCTAAGCTGACTTTCCGCTCCTCTTGTACTTCTGTATTTTGGAAGTTCTTAACTGCTTGGACACTGGCGAAACTGCCTATGGAAGACTCAAGAGCATTGCCGTGCGCTCGAACCTCATTGCGGTAGGTTATCCATGCTTCTGGCATAGCAGTACCACCGTCTGCCGCCCTTATAACCATCCAATCAGATGGTGCAAGCAACGAGCCAACATTTTCTTTGATCTTTGAGATAAGGTTTGCCTTTAGATCATCGACATTCTTTTCTGTCGTGGCATACGTCAACTCGTAATAATCCGAGCCTCCCGCGTAAGTGCCGTCCGGTTTGCGACGATCCTTTTTAGTAAAGATTTCTGCGCCTGTGTTTACATACCGCATATCAGGCGTAACCATTTCTACGGAATAAACGCCGATTGCCTCTAACTCTTCTGATGACCAATTTCTGAAGATCGCAGATGGATGTTGTACGCCATCAACCGTTATGGCGCGAGGCGTTCTTATTACTGAAGATTGGTTTTCGCTATACCACATACATTACCTCGCGTTAGCATATTTAAAGTCTCGGCTAATAGGGGCCGAAGTAATAGAATAACTTGTTCCATTAGCATTTCTTACGGAAGAACTTCGCACTTTTATTCCGTTCGACAGCCAGTCAATACTGTCGGATGGATTTGTTGATGACAGCGAATAGGTCGTGCCGCTGATCGTGATTGCAGATGGCGTATAACCCATATAAACAAATGGGCCAGATGCGTTTGCATTTCCTGTATAAGAAAATGTGCTTGCCGAAACGGTTGAAAGGTTGTCTGAACAAACCGCTAAGTAACCAGAAGGTACTGCATTATCAAAATTACCCCTGCCATTGCTGTCAGAGTAGCCACCTGTTCCGCTTGATCCGAAGTTGTAAGTGCCGCTTGTTAGCGATGGATTGAAAGCTCCGCTAACTGAAACACCAGAACCATTTTTCTCGTAATACCATTGACCGGATGCTGGTTGCATAGTGACTCTTGCATTGCCAGAGGTTACTAAGTTGCCTTCAGACAAAGTTCCAGATGTATTTGTATCAATTGGATTTAAAACACAAAACGAGTTACCTGGGCTATCAAGCACCTGATCTGTAGCAACCAAGTTATTAACAGTGAAGTCGTTAGTGTTACCGCTAGAGTCATCACCTAATGCAGATGAATCCTGAAACTTGAAATAGAAGCCGTTATTTCCATACGAACCTTCGTACTCAACAGGACCCCATTGGCTAGTGGCTGAATTGGTTTCACCAAAAGATGCGGGTGTAAGTGCTTGACCATCTATATAGTGATACTCTGCTAGGTATCCATCATAGTAATCCCCAATAGACGAAGAGAAAAATGCGCCTACCTGATGGTTTGTTTTAGAAAATAAAGGGAGGTCTGTATTTTGAGCAGGATAATCAGATGCAGAAAAACTGGTGATCTGATTTCCATTTACATAAAACTTTACTCTGTTGGAAGCACTGGATTGAGTAACATCAACTGCAATAAGAATATGATACCAAGCAGAAGGATCACGAAAAACTGGAGTTGTTAAGAGTTCTACATTTGCTGAACCAGATATTTTTC